ACCTCCAGCAGCTTTTTTTGTTCTGCCTTTTTTACCACCTGGTGTTACTTTACCTGAACATACTGCTGATGCATACATGTTAGCATATGCAGACGGATAAACTTTAAATTTTCTTTTAGCTGCAGCTTTACCTCTAGGACATAGTTTTGCCATTAGACTCTACCACCTTTTTTCATATAACCCATTTTATTTCTAACTTGTTTTGGAAGTTTAGATAAACCTTTTTGTTTTTTAGGATCTACAGGTTTTAAAGTTCCTTCTGAATAACCCATTCTACGGCCCATCATTCCGCCGCCCATTTTACGAGCTCTAGTTTTATCAAGATCATCATTTAACTTAGAAATTTTTTTAATAGTATCAGAAGTTCTTTTATTAGGAGCCGCTCCATGTCTTGTTCTAATTTTCATGACTTCTTCTGTATCTTTTCTTCTTTTAGTCAAAGAACCAGATGCTGGTTTAACAGATTTGATTGTAGGTGAAACTTTACTTTTGTTTCCTTTTAATTTTTTTGCAATAGTGCTGAACACTTTAAAATATGATGACATTATTTTTTTCCTCCGCCGTTTCTAAAAATTTGTGTACCCTTTATACCATATATGCTTGCCACGACAAGGATCCATAAATTTGTAAACCAGCTCGGAAGCTGTGAGAACATATCAAAGAACAATTTTACTTTTTCCATTGCTCCCGGATCATCCGATACCACGGCCCAAGCCAAAATTACCACGGGCAAACTTAAAATTATCAAAACTGCTTCGTCCTTCCAGTCCGATTGACGGGCTTCTAAAAGTTTTCCTTGGTAAGCTTCTTTTCCTTCAGCCATACGAGAGGCATGCATAAGCTGTGCTTCTGACATTGCCATTTTCGTTTTCTGCTTGTTAGCATAAATTTTACTACCAGCAGAAACGGCTAATTTAATTGCCGATAACCACATAATTTAGTACCAAGTTGCTTCTTTTTTCTTTTCAGCTAACATTCTTTTAGTTCCTCTAACCTTTTCCTTGTCTCCAGTAGGAATATAGTTAACAGAACCATTAGATGTAGTCTTGGATCTAGGATCAATTTCCAAATTTTGTTCTGGAATTTTGATTTCCGTTGATTTTTTATAATTTATCATAATATTTTCTCCTTAACATTAATCGTCGTTCATTACAACAGCTGCTTGATCAATTCCTGACTTTGCAAGACTGACTCCAGCTCGTAATTTTGCTAAATCTTCGTTTTGTTCCATTTTTTCTTCTGCAATATCGCCTGCTTGCATCAATCTAGCTTTAGCAATATCGTTTTGAGCTTTATCATAGTCTTTTTTACGCTCATTTTCCATTGCACGTAAGTCAACTTCACGTGATTTTAGTTTTAGAAGGGGATCACCATCAAATTGTGATGTTATTTTGTTTTCTTCCTTCATAAAATCTTCTGTCATTTCAGAAATTAGCACAGCTTTTCGTGCTTCTACTTGTTGAGTCATCTGTTGTAGCTGTTGAGCTACGTTAGGATCTTGTGCAGCTGACATTTGCATCTGTTGCATCTGTTGTAACTGCTCTCTAAACTCTAATTGTATCTGTTCTTGTGCCATCAATGATATATGCTCCAAAATATTTTTCTGTATTGCACCCATAACTGCAGGATTATTTCTAACCATGTTAGTTGCCATAAAATTTAAGTGAGCTGTAATGTGTGCTTGGTGATCTTGACCAGGAAAAGCTTGAAAAGGTTTACCAGCTAACGCATCAATGTGTTCTAATGATGGATCTTTTGGTGCAGTTGGTGCTGGTGGAGGTAAAATTGCATCTACATTTTTTACACCGATCGCTTCATACATATTTCTGTATACTTGATACAGGTTATGTAATTGTGGATTTGATGTTGCAAGTTGTAATTCTGTTTGTGCCATTGTAATTCTCTGACTCATTGAGAATATATTAGGATCAGCTACAGGAACTACATCTATTCTGTCATCAAAATCTGCTTGCTTAATTGTTCTTGCACCACCAACTACATCATACGGATATTCTGGTGGTAAATATTGTGAAACAACTTTAGATAATAATTTAAATTCTTGTTTCATACCTGCATATAATCTTTTGTGAATTGCAGACATGACTCTTGAACCACGTTCTAGTAATGCAATTGTTGTACCAACAGCTGCATTTTGTTTTGTGTCACCAACTTGCATATCAGCTATTGCTGCAAATCTTTGACCTGCTTGAACTACAACACCTAACAATTGTAATAACGTAGGTGATGGTTCTTTGTATGGTAATGGAAAAAATGCATCTCGTAAATTACCGCCTGGTGCATCTACATCTTTAAATTCACCTGGTTGTATTGGAGCTGCTTCATCTCTAACTCTAACGCCTCTCTGTTTAAATCCAGCAGGTAAGTTTGCTAATGTTCCTGCGTCTAATAATTGACGGAGAGCAGAAGTTGCAGTTCTGCTCAATCCGCCAATCATGTGAATGAGTCCAAAGCCATAAAATCCTAGTCCTGGCAGAAATTTGAAGTGGACGAAATATTGGATCTTATTTTTCTTAGGCTCATTGGGCGCATAGTTTCTCCGTATGGAGAGAACTAATCGGCTGCCTTCTTCTACAGTTACTATGTAGGGCAATTTTATTCCTGTAGGCTGACCTTCTGCATCAACCTCTTCGAAACCTTCTAAATCTAAATTTACATGACACTCTAATAAATTGTAAACTGGTTCTTGTTTACCAGTTTTTTTAGTGCCATCTAATTCACGTTCTTTTTTTTCTAATTCATTATCTGTTACTGAACCTGGAGGACCTAATTCTACATCTCTATAAAAACCACCTACTTGTTGTTTTCTCAACTCATTCTCAGAGATTTTTACAGTATGTATTATTGATTCCGCATCATCCAAACTTGTTGCTGTATATGGTACAACTAATTCATCTGCAGGTACAAACTTAGACACAACTCTTCCCATGTTTGTATCGTAGTAAACTTTTTTAAATGTTGATCCTGCAAGAGGTAAATGAAATAACATAGAATCAAACTCAGGTTCATACTCTTTCATTTGATCCATAATTAAATAATTTAAATAATCTTTAACACGTTGTGATTGTTGTTCTGTTGCTGGATTCTTTGCTCCTATCACTTGTGTTCTGACTGGTCCGTCAGCTGGTAATAATTCTTTGTAAGCTTGTGCTTGAAATTGAGTTACTGCTTCTGCAAGAACTGGGTGTGTTGCACCTGAAGCTCCTTGAAATGGTTCTGATCTATTTTCATATTTAAAACCTAGAAGATCTAAACCTTGTGTGTAAGATTGCTCCCATTCTTTTCTTGATGCTTTATAATCTAAATAATTTGAAACTAAATCTGAACCGATTGGTGATAAAATTTCATCTGGTAAAATATCTGCTAGATTATCAAAATGAGATTCTGTACCCGGTACATTGATTGCACCTGGCTCAAAATTTAATGTAACACCACCATCTTCTTCTGGTGTAACTTCTACTGGATTTTGTTCTACTGTTTCCTGAACATTAACGTCAGCGATATCTTCTGGTTTGATCTCTACTTCAGCTCTTGTGTTCGGGAGTCCTTTATCTATATCTGCCATTTATACTCCTAAAGTTTCTTAACACGTTTAATTAACGAAGGCAACCCTTGTGAGTTAGGTCCTTTTTCTGGTGGTGGGCCTGACTTATCTCCTATCAATCCACCATCTTTTGCACCTTCAAATGCTAGAGCTTCTTGTTGAGCTCTTAGTTGTTGTCTTTGTTCTGGTGACATTGCTTTTAGTTCACCTATTCTTTTTTTAGTATATTTTCCTGCTTGATACAAACCTTCTGCACCTAATGATGCAATGCCAAGTGGTGATGCTATTCTTGCAGCTCTTGCTGCCATAGTAGGTGTTAAACCTAAATTAGCAATTCTCTGTCCAACTGATCCTAACTTTGCAGCTTGCTTTACAAGAGCTGGTGCAAACGCAGCTTCTGCAGCAATACTTGCTCTATCGATCGAGGATCTTGGATCAACGCCAAACCCTGCATTCAACAATACAGCTCCTGCTGGTGTTGGAATTTGTTTAAAAGCTTCTTTTAAAATACCTGGATTAAAAAAAGGGTTTGCTCCTAACTCAATACCTCCAGCCTGTTTAACTCTTTTGGTAAGTCCTGGTGCAATTCTTTTAGTCATATCTACTAAAGTTTCTCTTTGACCATATGGTGTGTTCTTTAATCTTACTTCTAAAGTAGGAGGAACTTTATTTAAATATTCTTTTACAGCTTTTCGTTGTTCACCAAAAGTTTTTGCACTTTTAAATTGTTTATTAAACCTAGTTCTAAAAGCGTTCTCTTGCATATTTTCAGTAGCAACTGCAAACTGCACGTTAAAAGCATTTTGTCCTCTTCCCGCTGTATGGTGAATATGCATTGGAGAAAATACAGCTCGATTAGTTGCACTAGTTGGATCATATGCTTTATTTACTTTTGCATTAAACGCATCTCTAAGATCTTTGTTTTCTTGTATAAATCTTTTCTTTTCATACTCACCTAAAGTTTTTTTAGAATCAGTCCCATAAATATCTTGTGTATCATCAATATGTTTTAAAACATTATCATATGTAATTACTTTTGGTTTTTTAGTTTTAGGGTCAATAATATTTGTATCAATAAGTTTTACCTCTTTTGTTTTTGGAATACTAGATGGTCTTTTTTCATTTGGATTTTTAAATTTAATGTGAGAGTTTTGTAAATTGCCGCTTTGATAACGTAAAGCGTTTTCAACTAAATCTCTATATAACAATCCCTTTGGATTTAATTCTGTGGGAACTAAACCAAACATTCTTTTTTGATTATATTTTCTTTTACTTTCTCTTAATGCTTCAAGACGTTTAGGGTCGGCTTTAATTTTTTCTAAATTTTCTTTTGCTTTTGTTCTTTTACGTTCTAGCAAAGCTTCTTCCCCAAATTTTTTAATAAAACTTTCATCACCTCTTTTTCTTAAAACTCTTTTTCTTACTTCAGCAGGAGTTCCTTTTGTGCTTACATTTAATCTTTTTGCTTCTTCTTTAATAAACTTATCTGTAAATCTTTGTCCTGTTCCAGTTAAAGCTTTACTCTCCAAACCTAACCTTTGTCTTCTAGTTGCAATTGTTTCTACGCTTAATGGTTTATCACCAAAGGCTTTATAACCTTTATTATTTAAATATTCTAAAAATTCTTTATCTGTTCCAGAAACTTTTGGTTTAAATAGTTTGTATTCTTTTTTAATTGCTTCATCACTTAAATAATTTTTGTTTTTTAATTTAGTAGCTTCTTTTGCTTTTTCAGCTTTAACTAAATAATTTGGTTTTTTATTTGGAAGTTCTTTTATATCAGGTCGTTCTTCTGAGATAATTGTATCTGCTGTTTTTCTATCAATATTATATTTATCTGCTAAATCTTTTACAAAACCTTTATATCTTTCAGACCCTTTAAATTTATTTATCTCTTTTCTAAACCCAGCAGTATCACCAATGTTTCTAGGATTTTTAGTTGCAATGCCTGCTCGTCTTCTTCTTGTTTCAATAGCACCAACACTAAGGTCTGTTTTATATTTTTTATTTAAAAAATTAGTAAAATCTCTATCTGAACTACCTTTAAATTTACTATATTCTTTTTTAAAAGTTTCTAAAGGTATCGTACCTTCAGCAAGTTCCATACGTCCACCATCAGCTTTTGGATTACGTTTATTAAACTCGTTAAACGCTTCTGTTTGTTCTACGTCTTGTCTGATTGGTGGTTGTGAAACTTCGTCTGCTGTTTTTAATTGACCAGTA